TCAGCACAAGCGCGGCACCTCCTGATCGAGGCTAACGCTTCGAACTCTGGCCTTGCGAAGAAGCGCTAAAACCTCTGCGGGAGGTTCGGAAACGCACGAGAAAGCCTCATAATCATCTGGCGTCTCAAACTCACCAAGCCCGCGCTGTCTGCGAACCGCTTTCTCCCAAAGATCGAGAGCGCTGCTGACTTGGTCGTAATCCGTTGCGAAATTGACGCTAACAAAACCTGTCGCGCGTGAACCGGGATATGTGAGGTAGACAATCGGATCTGCCGCATTCCCGCAACCATATAGGCAAGATGCAAGATATTTCCCCCATGTCTCCCTACCGAAAACCTGACCGTACGTCGTCTGAGGGGTTACCTTCACGCCTTGAATGGTAGGTTGGCAATTCTGACTGACATCAACGTCAAACTTGGTGACAGAGCCTTTATCGATCCCATACGAAATCGTGCATCCGCCAACTTCGAAAACAATGTACGAAGCTTTCTTTTCCTTTGGCACGCCCAGCCGCTTCTCAAGGTAGCCTGGATTGAGTCCGAGTACCTCCGTTGATGTGGCGAAGGCCAAGGGTGCGGGTTCAGCCGTCTCGACAATCGATTCGTCATTTGCTGCAGGCGCATCATTAATAGATTCTCCTGTAGGATGACCTATAACTGCTACTTGCGGCTTCAAAATTTCTTCTTTTTCCCCTTTATTTTGCAAAAGGAATGTGGATAGCGCCGTAACACCAGCAATTATAGTTCCGACTATCAGCGCAATTTTCAAATTTTGTTTTGGGTTTTTTTGCGATTTTCCAGAGATAAGCTTTATCTTTTCCTGATGAAACTCTTCTTCTGTCAGTGCGCCACTTTCTCGCAACCGATTTAATCGTTCTAGATTGTCAATATTATTCATTTTGAGATAACCACCCCCATAGAAATAAAAATACCACCTCGTTGCCAAAATCCCATCATGATCCAAGACGTTCAGCGCAATACTCTCGGCATCACATGTTCTTTTCTTGCACCGCTCGGCGTCAGAGTCATTCGACGCTAGATTTACCCTCGGCGCGCTTCCATCGCACCAAGACCGGATCTAAGTGGCTTTCAACCATATAGTTGAGTCGCTCTCGTGTGAGCGGCAGGGCCTTGGTCGCCTCCGCCTTCAGCAAGTCGCGTACTTCCTGAAGCCATCCTTTCTCAGATGACAGCAGTTCATCAGAGGATGCGAATTGATGGCGCGTCTTTAACGTCTCTGTCGCCCGGCGCTGCAGCCCCGGGCGAAGCTGGAGAATGCGGCCAACAAACTCGTCCGGAGGAATCGATGCGAGGACGGGCTTGTCGTAGTACCTGCTTGCACGGACATTGTTCGGACACAGATCCAGCACAAAATCGTCCGAACCTGCAGCCAATGAATCTAACAGGTTGCGCGCTTTGTCGGGAAACCGACTCTGTGCAATCTGAGTCGCTGCGGCCTCATAATGATCGACGGCTTCCTCGAACTCTGGGGTCTCCCGTTCCATGAACGCGTGGTGGTTAAAACTGCCGCCAAAATCGAAGAGGGATGGCTCGTCGTCCGCTACGGATATGCGGCTGTGCGTAACCAGATCATCAACATACGCCTTACATTCGGCCAGCGCCTCATCCGGTGTGAGTGACAAGAGTTGTACCCTGGCGTATCGCAGCAAAATCCCGAAAGCGTGAAATATCACGCCCGGCTCGGTAAACTGCCGCTCGTCGAACGCCTTCTTAAACTCGACCACAACATGCTGAGCCTCGTCGTCCGTCGCCTCAAAGAGATCCCAGGCTCGTTGCCAAAGAGGCAAAGCCTCAGGATTCGCGAAATGGCGCGATGTCGCCAAGGCAGCCGCTATGACCTTAGGTTCAACCCGCCCGTTTAGAACCACGTCGATGATCACTTGTGACCCCAAGACTGAATCCTCGAAGTTAATCTGGGGATAGCGGTCATCGACCTGGTCTTCGACGCTCTTCTGCTCGCTTTCACGACGCTGCATCGCACGCAGGAGGCCGCCACTAATTAATTTTTCGATTTGCTTCGCCTCCAGCAGGCGGCCCGCGCGATGCTCGATCGAGAGGGCCAAGACCACCGACATAAGCGCCAGCATGGCATCTTCTTTCAGCCAATGGTTTTCCGGCAGGTGAGCAGCCATGCGCTCATAATCCCACAAAGCCTGTTTAAGGAGTCGAAGGTTATTCGTTTCCGATTGTTTATGAATGCCAATGACCTTTTCTCGGTTATGGCGCAGAAATGCTTTAACCTGAATGTTTGTGATATTTTCTAGAAAGGTGTCATAGGCCGCTTCTACAGTAGCGCTAATACGAAGTGTTTGTCCGATCAGCTTTTCTTTTATCTCGGCGTAACGCTCGTCCTTCTTGTTAAGAATTTCCGTTTCATTAGCGACAATTATGGCTTTTAAGCCATCATGTTCCACGAAAGCGTTGATATACCCGAGTACCTGGCTGACTGGCAGCGAACATCGCTCAAGATCATCAAAAATCAGTAGCCGCTCACGGGGGTCGGACAATCCTGCAGCCAAATCGATCTCAGGTAGGCTGGCATTGATGCTGCCGTCGTCCTTATCGTCACCATCGAAGTCAAATTTGAGCGTCCCTTTGAGTACGGCTTTGCCAACAGCACCCAACACACGCATCCCTCTGGATGAAAGAACTGGGTGCAGCTGGCGGTAGAATTCTTCATCGATCTGCCGAACGTCTGAAATGCCATAGAGACTGACGTATAGGTGCTTAGGTCGGGACTTAAGGAATTCTTTGACGAAGAACGTTTTGCCCGATCCCCATGGGCCATCGAGCATGACCGCGAAATCAAGTTTCCGTTCGGGAGAGCAATATTCCTCAAGATAGGCCAGAGCGGCCGCGTTCGATTGTTCAACTGAGATTGTCATCCCCAATGACATGCCATTCGGCACGAATAACAGCAAGCGAGGCTCTGGACCCGAAACTGCTGAGGTGGCCGGGAAGAGCTGGCTCGCCGGCGACATTGCTCTCCTTGTCGAAATGCCGGCATCTTCGGACGACCGGCTAATTTTAACGAGTAATGGGCCAGCTTACCGGGTCATCGGTTCATGTTTCAAGCGCCTGAGCGGAACGCAATTCAGCAATGCCGTTCAAACACTACCGATGTTTGCTCGGTCCACGGCAACACGGTCACCGCTGCCAGATCCTTCACGGAAACGGCAGGCGGCACGCGTACGATCAGCAGTTTTTCCAGCACCACCGGCGCGAGATAGGCCAACTTCATGACCCGCCCGGCATAGGCAGCTGTCACATCTTCTGCCTTGGCAATGTCCGCCAGCGTGGCCGCTTCCCCGCTGTCGAGCTTCCGCCGCCAACTCCACGCCTTGGCGATTGCTATCAGAACATGCGGATCCACCCCACCGTCATTGGCTGGCATCATTTCCGTAGGCGGCATGATCTTCGGCCGGCCGTTGCGTTTGCGGACAGTCAGCGGAATGAACACGGTCAAGGTCGCGGGTGTGTTGCTCATGCCGCTTTCTCCTTCGGACGCGGGGCCAACATGTCTCGGACGACCGAACTCAGCCCATCGGTGCGCAGGTCCACGGTCAGACCCTGCTGGCTAACGATGACCCGGTCGATCAGCAGGCGGGCAATGCGGGCCTGCTCGGCCGGAAACAGCGAGGCCCAGAGACTGTCGAAGTCCGACAGCGCGGCGACCACGTCATTGTCGTTCGACACGGAAGCGCAGTCCTGCAGGACCACCGCGACCTTGGCCGCGATTTCCGGTGTGCGCACCAGCTTGCGGATTTGCTGGACGACCGCACCCTCGACCACCCCGGCGTTCAGCCGGACAAATGCCTCACGACCTTCGCAAGCCCGGTTCCGGATCGCATCCATCGAGGTGTAGTAGCGGTAGTGCCGGCTGCCCTTTTTCGTCACCGTCGGCGTCATGGCGATGCCGCGATCCGTGAAGATCAGACCTTTCAGAAGGGCAGGCACCTGCGCCCGGGTGTTCGCCGCGCGCTGGCGCGGGCTTTCCTTCAATATGGCGTGCACCTGATCCCACAGCGGCTGGTCGATGATGGCCTCGTGCTCGCCGGGATAGCTGGTGCCTTTGTGCACCGCCTCGCCGAGATAGAGCCGGTTGCGGAACAGCTTGTAGAGGAACCCCTTGTCGATCGGCTTGCCACGCTTGGTGAGCACGCCCTGAGCGACCAGTTCCCGGGTCAGCAGCGTTGCCGATCCCAGCGTCACGAACCGCTTGAATAGATGCCGGATCGTGGCGGCTTCGGCCTCGTTGATGACCAGCTTGCGATCGACAACATTGTAACCCATCGGCACGAAGCCGCCCATCCACATGCCTTTCGCGCGGCTGGCAGCGAACTTGTCACGGATGCGTTCGCCGGTGACCTCGCGTTCGAATTGGGCGAATGACAGCAGGATGTTCAGTGTCAGCCGGCCCATCGAAGTCGTGGTGTTGAACGCCTGCGTCACCGACACGAACGTCACGTTGTTGCGGTCGAACGCCTCGACCAGCTTGGCGAAGTCCATCAGCGACCGTGAGAGGCGGTCGATCTTGTAGACGACGATCACGTCGACCAGTCCGGCCTCGATATCCTCGAGCAGGGTTTTCAGCCCCGGACGATCAAGCGTGCCGCCCGAGAAACCGCCATCATCATAGCGTTCGCGCATGCAGACCCAGCCTTCGGCGCGCTGGCTGGCAATATAGGCCTCGCAGGACTCGCGCTGGGCATCGAGGCTGTTGAACTCCATGTCCAACCCCTCTTCGGAGCTTTTGCGGGTGTAGATGGCGCAGCGCAGGCGGCGCACGGGTGCAGCGCTATCCCTCATGCGATCCCCCGCAGACCGAAGAAGCGGTAACCGTTCCACTGGGTGCCGGTAATCGTGCGGGCAATGGCCGACAGCGACTTGTACCGGCGGCCCTGCCAGTCGAACCCATCCTTCAGCACCGTGACGACATGCTCGGCGCCGTCCCACTCGCGCACCAGCCGGGTGCCGATCACCGGGTTGCGCGGGTCGGCGATGACCGACTTCCTAACCTTCTTGCCCTCGACCTCATCGGCCAGCGCGTCGAGCAACTGCCTGACCGGCTTGGACGGGCCGCCCCAAGTTAGCTCCTGGATGCGGTAGGCCAGCCGCTGTTCCAGGAACGGTCGACTGTTGTTGGGCGCTTCGCTGCTGAACAGCTTTGCCCATTCCGCCTTCAGTTCCCTGACCGTCATGTCCTTCAGGGCTGCCAGCCTGGCCAGCACCTGCGCATTGTCTTCGACCTTCATTATCGTCCTCCAATCCGGGCTTTTGCCCGGGGACGACTGACGCTCTTGGCGGCCGGGATAGCGAGTGAACTATCTCCCTCCTCGCCAGATATAGAACTGGACTGTTGGCGCATGCGCAGCACCCCCGCGGCGAGGATCTGGCCCAACTCGGAGAGCCGGGCATCGGCTGGCAGTTCGTGGGGCGGCGTGGCGTTCGGACCACAGAGCGAGGATTGCATAGAGGCTTCCGCATGAAAGGCTGGGCGTCACGGGACGCCGCCTATGCGGATCCATCCCCTGATCGGTTGAGGGGAGAATAAGTTGGGATATATCCCACGTCAACGCGTGGTGGGCATACAGCTTCCCGCAAAATGCAGGACCGTTAGCGTCGGCGCTGGAACAGGTTCTGGTGCGAGCGCAGCACGATCCCGATGATGTTCACGCCCTCGTCGTCATGATTATCCTCGTCCGGATTGCCGATCACGATCGGCTCCTGGAACTCGGCGCGGGTGGATTCCGCGCGCAGGATGAAATTTGTCCCGTCATGGTCGAGCCGCTTGCAGGTAAGCTCGTGCAGGTCGTGCCGATCGCGCTGGACGATCACGATGTCGCCCGGCTGAGGTTCGACAAAACCATAGGACACCCGCAGGCATTCGAGGTCGGAGCCTGGCGGGATGATCTTGTCCATAGAGTGACCCTCCATCCGCAATGCGAACCGTTCGCCACCCGCAACAGGATTAGGCCCAACCTCAATGGAATAGCGGTCTTCCGCCGCCCAGTCGGTCTGTTCGCGCCAGACCCCGGCCGCCACCGCACCCACGACCTCAAGCTGCTCCACGCCGCCGGTCATGCCGACGCGCGGCATCAGGGTCGCGGTCGATGGCACCAGTTGCGCAATGTCCATCTCGAGCGCCTTGGCGAGGCCGAGCACCGTTTCCAGCTGCGGGTTGGCACTCTTGCCGCGGATGATGTCTCGCACCAGATGCGGGCTTTTCCCCGCAGACGCCGCCAGCGAGAGCGAGCGCGCATTCCACTTCGACCCGGGGCCTGTGGCCGTTTCCAGGACAGTGCGCAGATGCACGATGTCGAAGAGAGCTTTCTCTGTCATGGCCTTGCACCTAGCACTGCGGGACAGTTCCCGCAATATGCATTGGTGAAGCGGGATGAGGATTGAAATGTAGGATGTGTCCCGTAATAATCGGGGGATGACATCGCACCCGCTCCTTTCCGATATCGACGCATTCCTCCGGATCCATAAGCTCAGCGAGAGCGCCTTTGGCCGCCACGCAGTCAATGACTGGAAGCTGATTCGTCAGCTCAAGGCCGGTCGCCGGCTCTGGCCTGACACCGAAGCGCGCGTCCGCACCTTCATGATCACCTATCAGCCGAGCCCGCGTCGGAAGAAGGTCGCCAAGTGAGCGGCGCGTTTGAACGCCATGGGCTCGATCATCTGTCGGCGTCCTCGATCAACCTGTTCGTGGCGCAGCCCTCGATGTGGGCGATGCAGAAGCTGATGGGCCGCAAATCAACTGTCGGCCCTGCTGCTCACCGCGGCACATCCATTGAGGCCGGTGTCGAGATGGGACTGTTCGATCCCAGCGCGCCGGTTGAGGCCTGCCAGGAACTGGCAATTACGCGGTTCAACCAGCTGACCGCACTGTCGGGCCATCCCGGGGTCGACAAGGAACGTGCAGCCATTGCGCCCGCGGTCGCCGTCGCCCTGGCCGAACTGCGCCAATACGGTGTGCCGGAAGCCGCCGATGGCAATCGCCAGCACCGGATCGAGGTTCAACTTCCCGGCGTGCCGGTACCGTTCATCGGATGGCTCGACTTCTGGTTCCCGGACCACGGCATCATCGTCGATCTCAAGACCCAGCTGCGGTTGTCATCCAAGATCTCCGATCCGCACGCCCGGCAGGGTGCGATCTACCATGCTGCCCACGGCAATGCCGAGATCCGCTTCGCCTACGTCACGCCCCAGAAGATGGGCGTCTACAGGCTGGAAGATCCCCGTTCGCATCTCGCGAGGGTGGTCAGCATTGCGCAGTCGATCGAGCGGTTTCTGTCGCTGTCGGGCGACGGCGCGGAACTGACCCGCTCGCTCTCGCCGGATCTCGACAGCTTTTACTGGAACGACCCTGCGGCACGCCAAGCGGCCGAGGAGGTCTGGGGACCATCCCCCGAAGGCGACGCCGCCTGCCTGAACGCGGCTCACTGAGAGAAGAGGAAACAGGATCATGGGTTTCATGACAGCCCCGTCTGGCGGCGGGGATTTCAAGGTGTTTGTCTCGTACAACGCCAAGGCCGGGCGCTGGTACACCAAGCGCGATGGCAAGGACGAACCGCAGTTCGAAGTCACGGACATGACGGCGGTGTTCGACATGCCAGGCCTCCAGACTGGCTGGTTCAAGTTCACGAGCGGCGTTGCGCCCGAAAAGGTCATGGACCCGTCGTTCTCGGAGTCTGCGCCCAACCCCGGCCAGGACTTCAAACGCGGCTTCCAGCTCGACCTCTACTCCGAGAAGAACCTGCTGGGCCTACGCGAGTTTTCATCGACGGCCGGCATCGTGATCGAGGCGATGAACAAACTGTATGATCTGTGGGTGGCGGCACCCGAGGCGGCAAGCGGCAAGCTCCCGGTCGTTCGGTGCGTTGGTGTCCATCCGGTCACCAACAAGCACGGCACCAACTACCAGCCGAAGTTCGAGATCGTCGGCTGGGCCGATCGGCCTGAGGCTCTTGGTGACGGCGACCAGCCGGCTGCTGCTGCGGTAACGCCGACTCTTCCGCCCGTTGCCGCTGCGCCAGCCGCGCACATGCCGCCCCCGGTGGCACCTGCACCTGCATCGGCACCCGCACCCGCACCCGCACCGGCAGGGGCACCGCTGTTCTGATCTCATGAATGCCGGGCTGCTGCGTTGGCCCGGCATCCACCGCTCATCCCCGACTTACCCCCAAACTTATACACATCCAGGAAAGTGAGTCCGGCAGCGATGGCGCGTCGCATCGAAACAGGCGGTATCGATATCGAGGCCATCAAGGATCAGTATCCGCTGGCCGAGGCTGTCGGCCGTCATGTTGTCCTCAAGCGCCGCGGCCACCAGCTCGTTGGCCTGTGCCCATTCCATGACGAGCGCACGCCGTCATTCACCGTCTATCCGCAGGATCAGCGCTACCATTGCTATGGCTGCGCCGCGCACGGCGACATTTTCGACTTCCTTCAGCACATCGAGGGGCTCGACATCCGGGCTGCTGCCGAGAGCCTGACGGGCGGGACATTCCCAGTCATGTCGGCTGATCGCGTGGCCGAACTCAAATCCCGCCAGGCACGGTTCGAGGCCGAACAGGCGGAGCGGCGCGATGTGGCGATGCGCCAGGCGCGTGAACGCTGGATTGCAGCGGACCCAACCTACACCAGCCATCCCTACCTGACGGCCAAGGGCATCAGGCCCAATGGCACGCGCATCGATGGCGCCCACATTCTCGTTCCCCTTCATGGGCCGGACGGCAAGATCCAATCGCTGCAATCGATCGACGCTGAGGGACACAAGCTGTTCTGCTCCGATCTGCCGACCGCCAGCGGGTTGTTCGTCATCGGCCGCAAGATTGGCGAGACAACCGGCCCGGTATTGGTGTGCGAGGGCTTCGCCACCGGCGCCACGCTCCATGAAGCGACCGGCCACACCGTCGTCGTGGCGTTCAACGCCGGCAATCTCGTCAAGGTCGCAGAGCGCTTGGCTGCTGCCCATCCCGGCGCATCCTGGATCGTTGCCGGCGACGATGACCGGGGCAAGGCGAAGAACGTCGGCCGCGAAGCTGCAATCACCGCTGCCCGCATCCTGGGCTGCCCGGCACTGTTCCCCACGTTCCCGGTCGCAAGCCTCGGCACCGACTTCAACGACATGGCCGCAGTGTCCGGCATCGAGGCCGTCCGGGCCATGTTCGAGGCGGAGGCCGTCACCAGCCCGGACGTGTTCGAGACTCTCAGCCTCGACGAGATCGACACCATGCCGCCGCCCAGCTGGCGGATCGACGAGCTGGTCCCGGCAAACGGCCTGGTCCTGCTCTATGGTCGGCCGGGCGAGCACAAGACTTTCATCGCCCTCGATATGGTCCTGCGGGTTGCCTACGGCCTCGACTGGCACGGCAAGCCCACAAAGCGGACCGGCGTCCTCTACATCGCCGGCGAAGGCAAATTCGGCATCGGTCAGCGCATCAAGGGCTGGCGCCGGGAACATGGTCTCACAGGCGTTGATGCACCGTTCCGGCTGCTCCCGGTCGCCGTGCACATGCTCGATCCGGCCAGCCTCGAGAAGCTGAAGCGGACGATCGACCAGGTCCGGGCAGCGGTGGATTTCGAGATCGGCCTGGTCGTGATCGACACGGTGTCGCGCTCGATCCCTGGTGAAGACGAGAACAGCCAGGAGGCCATGTCGATGTTCATCGACGGCTGCGCGGCCATCCAGCAGCACTGCAACGGCACCGTGATCGGCATCCACCACGCGGGCAAGGATCTCGACCGCGGCATGCGCGGCTCGACCGTACTGCTGGGCGGCTGCGACACCTCGATCCGGGTCGCCAAGGACGAGGCCACCACGGTCCTGTCGGTCGAGAAGCAGAAGGACGGCGAGGAGCTCGATGACCTGCATTTCTCCATGAAGGTGGTCGACCTCACCACGGGCCTTGGCGCGGAACAGTCGACGCTGGTGCCGGTGCTCGGGACCGGAGCAACACCGGTCGAGGAGAAACGCCTCAGCTGGCACCAGATCCGCGAGATTTTCCAGGCGATCGACGAGGCCTGGCGGGCGGGCTCGCCCTGGTCGGCATTCCCCCATGCCCGGCGCAAGGGCCGGTTCGCGGTCGACCTGATCTCAGACCAATACGGCGTCTCCAAGCGCGAGGCGGAGACCTCCATCACCAAGTGGCAGCAGCACGGCTACCTCGTCACCGAGGCCGGAAAGTTCCACGGCAAGGCCTCTGGTCTGAGGGTCGTGAAGTACCTGGAGCCCGACAGATGAGCCCCAAAATCACTTTGTCGGAAGCCGTCGGAAGCACGGTTTTGCGTCAGTCGGAAGCCAGTCGGAAGGCGGCGGAAGCGCGGTCGGAAGCCGTCGGAACGCGCAGTCGCTTCCCCCCCATACCCCCTAAGAGCTTCCGACAACGCCCAGGCGCGTCGTCAGCCTCAATTCTCAACAGCGAAAGGAGGGGCGCATGAAGGGCGCGCCACCGACCCGGCATGGTCAAATCAGCGACATGCAGGTCATCATCAACTGCGTCGACCAGCGCGGTCGTGAAATGGACGAGCGCTGGGGCATCGGGCGTTTGCCCATGCTGGTACCGATCGAGTGGGCCGAGCGGTTCCACGCCCAGCATAAACTGTTCAACGCCGCGGTCTGGGAGTTCAACCTCAAGCTCGTCCGCCAGCACGGCGAGGCGATGCTGCGGGCCTACGACAAGCTCGATCAGCTGGCGCGCGAGGCGAAGGGCGAGCCGCTGCCGGTCGACCAGTGGGAGTTCGAGACGGAGCAAGGTCTCGTCATCCTGGTGCGGGACCTGCGCGACACCGGCCGGGCCCAGCGACATGGCCGGTCGGCCCAGGTCTGGGCGCTCGACGAGATCGCCAATGTCATTCGCTGCCACCCGATCCTCGCTGCCGCCAAGGACGCGTTCCCCGGCGCGCAGGTCGTGAGTGTCCGGCCCAACAAAACAACTCTCCAGGAGCTCGACGATGAGCTCTCGGACATCCCGTTCTGATGGAGGCGCCCGTGTCCTGAAACCCATCCCCCCATGACCGGACGACGGTGGTCCGTACCGCCAAGCACTAAACCACCGCCATCCGCACCACGATCCATCCCCATTGGAGAATCATCATGGATGTTATGACTCTGCCTGCGCCAGTGCGCAGTGCAACCCCGCCGGAGGCAAGACCGGTGACGATCACGCGCGGCGCCATGCTCGCCCTCGACCTCGGTACCAGCGCCGGCTGGGCGCTGCGGACGAGCGACGACTTCATCTCGAGCGGCACCGTGTCGTTCAGGCACACCCGGTTCGACGGCGGAGGGATGCGGTTTCTGCGCTTCCGCCGCTGGCTTGAAGAGCTCGATATCGGTGCCGGGCCGATCGAGGCGGTCTACTTCGAGGAGGTTCGTCGCCACGTGGGCACCGACGCCGCACATGTATACGGCGGCCTGCTGGCCGTGCTGACTGCGTGGTGCGAGGAGCACCTGATCGCCTACCAGGGCGTGCCGGTGGGCACGATCAAGCGGTACATCACCGGCAAGGGCAATGCCGACAAGGCCGCAGTCATCAATGCTGTCCGCAAGGTCGGGTTCTTCCCCGTCGATGACAACGAGGCCGATGCCATCGCCATCCTGCTTTGGGCCATCGCAACCCGTGGAGGTGTGCGATGACCAGTTGGTCCATTCTCGGCCACACCGCCAAGGTGCTGGAAGAGCGCCGGGACGATTATGGCGATCCGGCCGAACAGTTCCGCGCCATTGCCGATCGCTGGTCGATCACGTTGGGCATGCCGGTGACGCCTGCCCAGGTCGCACTGTGCATGATCGACCTCAAGCTCACCCGGCTTACCTACGATCCGCGCCATGCCGACAGCGTGGTCGATGTCATCGGCTATGCCGCCCTGTTGCGGGAGATTGGCTGATGACCATGATCTCGAAAATCTACGGCCATGCCCGGCAGCGCGACGGCGAAGAGCTGAAGCGCGATGGCTGGAAGGCTGGGATCCTCGCCGTCTCGGTCAGTGATCACCGCCTCAGCCGTTCGGAACGTGAAGCGATCCGGGAGATCGGCGAGCGGCTCTATGGAGGCGCCCATGGCCCGCGGCCGTAAGCGCAAGGCCGGCCGGCGCCACCCTTCCGGCAAGCTGGTCCAGCCCAGTGCTGCGGAGACCCAGCGCGAGGCCATGGCCACGGTGCTGGAAGCTCGGCAGCGCCATTACGGAGTGACGGCGCGCCAGGCCCGGGATGAACGCCTGGGTACGGCGCTCGGGCGCCTGGCCTTCGGGGAAGTGATCACCTCGGAGCAATACGCGGCCGGCCAGAAATATGCCGAGATCCATCACCGTCACCATGCGGTGCTGGGTTGGCCGATGCCGTTCCCGGCCTCGGTCACCGGCATCCTGGCAAGCGATGGCGTTCTGGGTGGTTCCGGTGCGCCTCCCAGCCGCGAGCTCGTCGAGAAGATGCGTCGCCACTACGGCGCCGTGCTCGACGTCCTCGACCAGTGCGATCGGGATCGACTGGACGCACCGGGCAAGGCACCGAGCGTGCTCGCCTACCGGCTGGTCTGTCTCGACGAGGATGCGGGAGGCTGGCCGCAGGCCGACCTGACGAACCTCGCGCTCGTACTCGATGCGCTGGCGGACCTGTTCGGCATCGCGCGGGACGCGCACCGCAAAGTGCTGACATGACGCCGGAAAATGGCCGTTTTCCTTGTTTTTCTGGACGGCCTTGGGCATTCTTCCGAAATAGAGGATTGGGAACTGCGCCCGGAGCTCACCAGCTTCCGGGCGTTGTTCTTTTCGGGGTCCTGCTCATGGCCGTACGACTGCGCGGACGCAGGGCTGTCGCCCAGCGGTTGCGGCGCTTGCAGGCCGAGCCGCTCTGCAGGGACTGCGCTGCCAGGGGCATCGTCCGGGAAGCCACCGTCCCCGACCACATCGTGCCGCTCACCAAGGGCGGCGGCGACAACGACAGCAACATCCGCTGCCTGTGCGCCGACTGCCACCAGGCCCGCACGGCCGAGCAGTTCGGGCTGCGCAGGACAGTCGGCACCGGCCCCGCTGGCTGGCCGATCGGTTGATCCCCCCGGGGGGAGGTCGAAAGTCTGGGGCCTTGGGAGGGGAAACCGCGCATGGTCCAAACTTTTCACGCCCGCGAGTTAGCGACCGGGGGTGGAAGCCGGGAAAGTGACGGAAAACCGTCTATTTGACTGGATAGTGCCTGCGAACAGAGCGTTAGTCGTCTCCGCCAACCACGGAGACTGACATGCCCAACTCGCACCTTCCGACCCGCAACGAAGCCTGGGGTTTCTACGGCTCGACCGCCGGGTTCACGGACGCGGACGCAGCGTGGGGCATCGCCTTTCCGGCGGTTGCCAAGGCCACCGGCGCCACCGCCGAAGGGGTTCGGGACTTTCTGGACAGCCGCCACGGCCGCCACTTCGCCGACGACGTGCACAATGGGATCCACGCCGGCCTCGCCCCCGAGGCGGCGATCGACGCTGCCATCACCCGCTGGATGGGCTGGACCATCAGCCGCGACACATCGCGCGAAACCGGCATCCCCAAGGGTCTGCCCTACTTGACCGGCTTCGTGACCCACTTCGCAATCGAGGCCGAACAGGCCGACTGACGGCGCCGACAGCGGCGCTCACCCAAAGGAGCGCCATGTCGCAAGATTGGCCGGCCCAGAGCAGTGAGTTCTGGCCCATTGAAAAGATCACGCCCTACGCGCGCAATTCCCGAACGCACTCGGACGAACAGGTCGCCCAGATTGCGGCTTCGATCCGCGAATGGGGCTGGACCAACCCGGTGCTGGTCGACGAGGACGGCGGCCTGATCGCTGGCCACGGCCGCCTACTGGCGGCGCGCAAGTTGGGCCTTACGCAGATCCCGACCATGGTCGCCAAGGGCTGGAGCGAGGCCCAGAAGAAGGCCTACGTCATTGCTGACAACAAGCTGGCGCTGAACGCCGGCTGGGACCTCGAGCTGCTCGCGGTCGAACTTGGCGACCTGCAGGGCTTTGATTTCGACCTGATGCTGACCGGCTTCTCGGATGACGAGCTGTCGAAGCTGCTGGCCGAGAAGACCGAGGGCCTGACCGATCCGGACGAGATACCGAACCCTCCGGAAATTCCGGTGAGTTCCCCCGGCGACGTCTGGCTGCTCGGCAAGCACCGGCTGGTGTGCGGTGACAGCACCGATGCCGACACCGTGGCCAAGGCCTTGAATGGCATCACGCCGCACCTGATGGTCACCGATCCGCCCTACGGGGTGGAATATGACCCGGCCTGGCGGGAGAAAGCAGGCGTCGCTGCCAGCGGCTCGGCCAAGGGCAAGGTGCTGAACGACGACAAGGCGGACTGGCGCGAAGCATGGGCACTGTTCCCAGGCGACGTTGCCTATGTCTGGCATGCCGGCCTGTTTGCCGGGGTTGTTGGCGATAGCCTTGCCGCCAGCGGCTTCCAGCTCCGCTCCCAGATCATCTGGGACAAGGGCCAGCTGGTCCTCTCGCGCGGCGATTATCACTGGGAACATGAGCCCTGCTGGTACGCCGTAAAAAAGGGCGCGAAAGGGCACTGGGCAGGCGATCGCAAGCAAACGACCGTCTGGCACATCGCCAAGCCCAAGAAGAACGAGACGGGTCACGGCACCCAGAAGCCGGTCGAATGCATGAAGCGCCCGATCGAGAACAATTCCAGCCCAGGCCAGGCGGTGTACGAGCCGTTTTCAGGCTCCGGTACCACGATCATTGCCGGCGAAATGACTGGCCGTTCGGTCCACGCAATCGAGCTCAACCCGGCCTATGTCGATGTAACCATCAAGCGCTGGCAGGATTTCACCGGCGCTGCCGCAACCCTGGAAGGCGACGGCCGGACATTTGACGAGATTGCGGCCGGGCTCCCCCAGGAATTGAACGATGAAGCCCGGAACGAAACCCAAACCAACCCATCTGAAGCTGATTGAGGGTAATCGCGGCAAGCGCCCGATCAACCGTAAGGAGGCCGCTGTGCCTGCGGCACTGCCGGCACCGCCGCCCCATTTGACCGCTGACGCGCTGGAGGAATGGAACCGGGTCGCCCACTGGCTGCACCGGATCGGCCTCTTGTCCGAGGTCGATCGCGCGGCACTTGCCGCCTACGCGCAGGCATACGGCCGCTGGGTCCAGGCCGAACGGGCGATCGCCAAGATGGCCGAGAAGGACCAGCTGACCGGCGGCCTGATGATCAAGACATCCAACGGCAACGCCATCCAGAACCCGCTGGTCGGGACCGCCAACAAGGCCGCCGCGGATATGATGCGCTACGCTGCAGAATTCGGGATGACGCCCAGTGCCAGAAGCAGGATCTCAGCCGAGGCGACGTCGGAAGGCGTCGACCCCGCCGACCGCTTCTTCAGCTGACCGGACGACCGATTACGCTCGCGCAGTCGTTTCCGGCGAGATCATTGCCGGGCCGCATGTGCGCAATGCCTGTCGCCGACACCTCGACGACCTGAAGCGCACCGACGGGATCCGGTTCGATCTCGAGGCTGCAAACCACGCCTTCGGGTTCTTTGAGGAGGTGCTGAAGCTTTCCGAAGGGCAGTTCGAGGGCCAGCCTTTCCGGCTGGAGCCGAGCCAGGCCTTCATCATCGGCAGCCTGTTCGGCTGGAAACGCGCCGACGGTCGCCGCCGATTCCGCCGCGCCTACATCGAGCAAGGCAAAGGCAACGGCAAATCCCCGGTCGCCGGCGGCATCGGCCTGTTCGGCATGACCGCTGCCGGGGAAGCCGGCGCCCAGATCTATGCGGCTGCCGCCAAGCGCGAACAGGCCGGCATCCTTTTTGCCGACGCGGTGAAGATGGTCCGCCAGTCGCCGGCATTGGCGCGGCGGCTGGAGTTTTCCGGCGGCCCGGGCCGTGAATTCAACATCGCGCACCACGGATCGGGCTCGTTTTTTCGCCCCGTGTCGCGCGATACGGGGAAGACCGGCTCGGGGCCGCGGCCCTATTTCGTACTGGCCGACGAGATCCACGAGCTGCCGGACCGCTCGATCATCGAGATGCTGGAGCGCGGCTTCAAGTTTCGCCGCGAACCGCTGCTGTTCATGATCACGAACTCCGGTTCAGATCGCAATTCGGTGGCCTGGGAAGAGCATGAGCACGCGGTGAAAGTCGCCGCTGGCAACATCGATGCGTTGACCGACCCGACCTATCTCGGCGACATCCTCGACGACACGACGTTCAGCTACGTCTGCGCCCTCGACGAGGGCGACGATCCGCTCACTGACCCTGGTTGCTGGATCAAGGCGAACCCGCTGCTGGGCGTGACCATCACGGAGGAATATCTCGCCGAAGTGGTGGCGCAGGCCAGGGCCATTCCCGGCCAGTTGAACGGCATCCTGCGGCTCCACTTTTGCGTCTGGACCGACGCCGAAACCGCCTGGATGACCCGGGCAACCCTCGAGCCGCTACTGGCCGATTTCGAGCCGAAGGTCGGCAGCAAGGTCTGGCTCGGGCTCGACCTCAGCCAGAACCGGGACATTACCGCGCTCGCCGTCGTTCAGCGGACCGGAGAGCGTGACGGCAAACCCTGCTTCGATGCGTGGATCGAGGCCTGGACGCCCGGGGACACGCTGCAGGCACGCACCTTGCGCGACAAGCAGCCCTACGACGTCTGGGTGGCGCAAGGATTCCTGCAGGCGCCGCAGGGCGAGAACATCAATTTCCGGCACGTTGCCCAGGCATTGGCCGAATACGATCGCGATTACGACGTCCAGATGGTCGCCTACGACCGCTACGCCTTCCGGCGGCTGGAAGAGGATATTGCCGAACTCGGCCTCGACATGGAGTTCGTCGAGCACCCGCAAGGCGGGACCAAGCGCGGCAAGCCGACCGATGCCATGAAACTGGCCGCCAAAAGTCAGGATCGCGAGCCGCAGGGCCTGTGGATGCCGGGATCGGTCCGCCAGCTCGAGGAAATGATGCTCGAGGGCCGGATCCGGCTCAGACGCAACCCGGTGCTGGTCTCGGCAATCATGTCGGCGGTCATCGAGACCGACCGCTGGGACAATTACTGGCTCTCCAAGCAGAGGGCCCTGAACAAGATCGACGCAGCCGTGGCGCTGTGCATGGCAGTGGGGGCGGCGATGTCCAGTGACACCGGCGGCACGATCGACGACTGGCTGAAGAGCCTCGCCGCGTGAACCTCCTGCAAAAGGCGGTCAGCTACCTGGCCCGCTCGATCGGCCTTACTGACCCGTTCCTCTACCGGGAAATGGGCGCGCGGACGAGCGCCAGCGGCGAAATCGTCAGCACCACCTCGGTGCTGGGGCTGGCTGCGGCATGGGCCTGCGTCAACCTGCTGGCAGGCACGATCGCCTCGCTGCCGCTCATGGTCTATCGGACGAAAGGCGGCGCGCGGACGGTGGCGGATGACCATCCACTATACCGGATCCTGCATGACAGCCCGAACGCCGACCAGACCGCGCTCGATTTCTGGGAATTCATCTGTGCCAGCGTCGAGCTGCACGGCAACGCCTATGCCGAGGTGATCAGGGCCGGCAACGGCCGGGTGATTGCGCTCGGGGTGCCGATCAACCCGGAATTGATGGCCGTGCGCCGCCGCGATGACGGTGCGCTGGAGTATGAATGGGTGGACCAGGGCGTCCGCCATGTCGTCGGCCAGGACCGGGTGCTGCACATCCGGGGCTTCGGCGGCAATCCGCTGGGCGGTCTCTCCACGCTGAGCGCCGGCCGTCAGTCCTTCGGGCTGGCCCAGGCGATCGAGCGGGCCTCGGGTGACACCTTCCGTAACGGGGTGCGACCGTCGGGCCTGCTGAAGACCGCCGATACGCTGACGATCGACCAGCGCCGGCTGGCCGAGGAGCTGCTGCAGGAGAAGTTTGCCGGCGCGATCAATGCTGGTCGGCCCATGCTGCTCGATCGCGGCATGGACTGGGTCCAGCTCTCGATCAGCCCGGAAGATGCCCAGATGCTGCAGAGCCGGGCCTTCTCAGTCGAGGAAGTCTGCCGGTTCTTCGGGGTGCCGCCGTTCATGGTCGGCCATACCGAGAAGACCACCAGTTGGGGCACGGGGCTCGAGCAGCAGACGCTGGGCTTCCAGAAATTCACGCTGCGCCGGCGCCTGAAACGCATCGAACAGGCGCTGGAAAAGCAGCTGCTGTCGGTCGCCGATCGGCTGGCCGGCATCACCATCGAGTTCAACCTGGAAGGCCTGCTGCGCGGTGACAGTGCGGCCCGGGCCTCCTTCTACCAGCAGATGCTGACCAACGGCGTCATGACCATCAACGAGGTCCGTGCCCTCGAGAACCTGCCGCCGGTCGAAGGCGGCGATGTGCCCCGCATGCAGATGCAGAACGTCCCCATCACGCAGGCTGGCCTTGCGCCGCCGGTGACGCCGGGACCGGGAGAACCCAATTGAACGAACTCGACTTCACCCTCGACGCCAAGGCGCTCGATGATGACGGCCACATCGAGGGTCTGGCTGCCGGCTACGGCAATCTCGACCATGGCGGCGACGTCATCCTGCCCGGTGCCATCACTGCATCGATCGCCAGCCGCAAGTCCGTGCCAATGCTGATGTACCATGACCAGAAGCGCCCAGCGGGCGTCTGGACCCACTTTCAGGAAACCAGCGATGGTCTGCTGGTCAAAGGCCGCTTCTCGATGTCGACCACCACGGGCCGCGAGGCCCATGGCCTGGTCAAGGATGGTGCCATCGGCGGGCTGTCGATCGGCTACCGCGCCATCCGGGACCGCATGGTCGGCAAGGCCCGCCACCTGGTCGAGGTCGCGCTCCACGAGGTCAGCCTCGTCACCATTCCGATGAACGAAAAGGCGCTGATCACCAGCGTCAAATCGTTGATCGCGGCCGGCCAGATGCCGAGCCTTTCCCAGTTTGAGGATTTCCTGCGCGAGGCAGGGTTCTCGAAAAGCCAGGCCACCGCGATCGCGGGCAAAGGTCTGGCCCCGCTGCTCCGGAGTGAGTCCGGCAGTGATCCCGCTGATTTCATCGCAGCGCTCGCGGCGCATGTCCGCACCTGAACTCACCCGAATTTACGGAGCATCCCATGACTGAACCCAAGACCGCCGAGCAGCTTGCCGGCGAAGTGAAAGCCGCGTTCGACGCCAAGGTCGACCAGGTCAAAGCCATCGCCGACGAGGCGCTGGGCAAGGCCGCCAAGGGCGAAGACTTGTCCGCTGCCACCAAGCAGCTGGCGGACGAAGCCCTGGTCGGCATGAACGAGGCCAAGGCCCGGCTCGACGAACTCGAGCAGAAGATCGCCCGCAAGGGGCCGGATGACCAGAATGCCCACCAGTCGATCGGGCAGCAGGTCGTTGCCTCCGAGGAGATCAAGTCTTTCCTCGAATCCAAGGTCTCGCGCGGCCGCGCCAGTGTCGAGGTTAAGGCCATTATCTCGGGCCTGACCACCGATGCCATGGGCTCGGCTGGCGACCTGATTGTCCCCGACCGACTTCCGGGCATGATTGTTCCCGGCCAGCGCCGCCTGACGGTCCGCGATCTGCTGACCCCGGGCCGCACCGCCAGCACCTCCGTCCAGTATGTGAAGGAGACCGGCTTCACCAATGCGGCGGCGACGGTGGCGGAAACGACCGGAGCACTGAAGCCGCAGTCCGACATCAAGTTCGATATCGCGACCAGCAGCGTCACCACCATCGCCCACTGGGTGCTGGCAACCCGCCAGATCCTCGACGACGTGCCGATGCTCCAGTCCTATATCGACGGGCGCCTGCGCTACGGCCTGGCGCTGGTCGAGGAAAACCAGCTGCTCAACGGGGCTGGCACCGGCACGGACCTGAACGGCATCTACACGCAGGCGACCGCCTACACCGCGCCGATTACCATCCCGGCACCGGTGACACGTATCGATGTGCTGCGCCTTGCGGTGCTGAAGTCGGCGCTGGCGGAACTCCCGACGACGGGTGCGGTGCTGCACCCTTCCGACTGGGCCAGCATCGAGCTGCTCAAGGAAACGACCGGCAGCTATCTCATCGGCAATCCGCAGAGCGGCCTTGCGCCGACGCTGTGGGGTATGCCGATCGTGGCCACCCAGGCGATTGCGCAGGGCAATTTCCTGACCGGTGCGTTCCAGCTGGGGGCGCAGATCTTCGATCGCTGGGATGCCCGGGTCGAGATCTCGACCGAGGATGACCAGAACTTTCGCAAGAACCTGGTCACGATCCTTGCCGAAGAGCGTCTCGCGCTCGCGGTCTACCGCCCGGAAGCCTTTGTGAAGGGCGTATTCGCCGCCGCCATCACGGCCTCCACTGCACCCTAATCTGGATGGGGCCGGCTGAACGGTCGGCCCCATTCGCCCTTTTGGGAGATAGCACCATGCTAATGAAAGCCCTAGATACGCTGCATGTCAGCGCGGTCGGCCCCGATATCATCCTGGCCGGGCAGACCTTTGAGATCGCTGACAATGACGGCGAAATTCTGCGCCAGCGCGGACTTGCCGAACCGGTCGAGGAACAGCCTGACGCGCCAAAGCCCGCCCGGAACCGTACGAAATGATCACGGTCGTCACCGCTCCGACCATACGCGCGGTGACACTGGAAGAAGCGCGCCAGCAGCTGCGTCTCGACGCCCATGACGAGGACATGCTGCTGGCTGCCCACCTCGATGCTGCCCAGGCCGAACTCGAACGGCTCGCCGATCTGCGGCTCTGCGAGCAGACCCTCGCCATGGTGCTGGAGGCGTGGGCCGATGAAATCACCGTGCCGGTCCGGCCGGTGACCATTGCCGCCATCACCTACACTGCAACCGGCGGTTTGACGGTCACTTTGCCCGAGGCTGCTTATGTTGCCCGGGCACGTCATGGCTTCGTGCGCATTCGGCCAGCTGCCGGCACATCATGGCCCACGCTGGCACCTGACGGCCAGATCACCATCACCCTGTCTGCCGGTTTTGCCGAGGGGCACCCGGACCTGGCGATCGCCCGGGCCGCGATCCTCGTGAAGACCGCCTCCCTGTTCGAAAATCGCGAAGGTGCAGGCTGTCTGGCCTTCGACACCCTTGTAAACCATCTGGCCGCGCGATGGGTCTAGCATCCCGGCTCGACACCCGGATCCGGATCGAGCGCAAGGTCGTCACCCCTGATCCCCTCTATGGAACGGAAACCGTCACCTGGACCGAGTTCGCTACGGTCTGGGCCGAGGTACAGGACGTCCTGCCAAGCCGGGCCGAGCGCCTGGCCGACAGCATTGTCATCGCCAACCGCCCGGCGCGGATCCGGATGCGCCATCTCGCCGGGGTCACCCCGGACATGCGGGTAATCGTCGGCAATCGCGTCCTGCAGATCGTGTCTGGCCCGGCCGAGCTGGGCCGCCGCGAAGGCATCGAACTCATTGTCGAGCAGCACAGCAGCGAAGGAGCCGCCCCATGACCATCCGGCTCAAGGGTGGCCCTGAACTGCTGCGCCTGCTCGACGAACTGCCCAAGAACCTCGAACGCAATGTCATCCGTGGCGGCCTGCGTGCCGGGGCCAAGGTCATCCAGCAGCAGGCCAAGGCCAATGTTCCGGTCCGCACTGGTAAGCTCAAGAAGGCGATCGGTATCGGCACCCGGACGGCCGGCAGCCGCCTCAGTTCCTACGTGAAGCTGCGCGGGTCTGGCTCCTATCTCGGCCTGTTCATCGAATATGGCGTTGCGCCGCACCTGATCTCGGTCGCTGAGGCCGACAAGCCGGTGCGCAACACCCGTCCCGGGCCCCGCAAGGTCAGCATTGGCACGGTCAACAAGATGGTGAAGCGCGGCAGCCTGAAGATCGGCGAGAACTTCGTCGGTCCAGTCATCATGCATCCGGGCCATGCGGCCAAGCCGTTCTTACGCCCGGCACTCGACCAGAAAGCCGAGGAGGCGGTGAACGCCATGGGCGCTTACATCGCGCACCGGGTCCAGATTGGAAACCTGAAGGCGCCGACCCTCGAGGTCGATGACGAATGAACGGGGTGATTGCGGTCCGTTCGCTCCTGGTGGCTGACACTGGTGTCACGGCGCTAGTCCCTGCAGCCCGGATCGTGGCGGGCATCATCCCGCAGGGCACATCGCTCCCGGCCATTGCACTGATGAGTGTCAGCAGCACGGACCGGAACATTCCCGCTCCGGGCCCGAAACGGCGGGTGACTGAACGTGTGCAGGTGACGGTACTCGCCGCCAGCTATCCGGCTGCCAAGGCCGTTATGCGCGCGGTCCGGGCGGCAGCGGCCGATCGCATGCCCGCAATCGACGGGCTCACCGATGTGACCGTCCACACCGACTCCGCCGGTCCTGATTTCCTCGACGAGGAGACCGGCATCAACATGCAGACGCAGGATTTCCGCGTCTCATTCAACGAGGCGCGTTGAGGCCTCACCTTCAATAAGGAACCACTGCCATGACCGTTCGGACTTCCGCCGGCACCACGTTGAAGGTGTCGGCTTCCACCCCTGCGACCTTCGATCCCACCGGCTACAATGCGCTGACCATGACGCTGGTTGGCGAGGTATCGGACCTCGGCGAGTTCGGCCGGGAGTACAACCTCGTCACCTTCAATCCGGTCGGAAGCCGCGGCGTCGTCAAGAAGAAGGGCAGCTTCAACCAGGGCACCATGACCATCCAGCTCGGTCTCGATACCGACGATGCTGGCCAGATCCTGCTGAAATCGGCCTCAACCTCGGACAGCGATCACAGCTTCCTCGTGACCACCCAGAACGGCGACAAGTACTATTTCCAGGCCCAGGTCATGAGTTTCAAGGTGAACGTCGGCTCGGTCGACCAGATCACCACCGCCACCGTGACGCTGGAACTGACGACCAATTCCGCCGGTGTCGGCGTGGTTGAAGTTCTGGCTCCCTGATCCCTGCTACGTCCCTGACGGAGACCATTCATGTTTGACATTACCAAGCTTGCCGCGACCGAAACCTCGACCGTCGAACTGGTCGGCGGCGATGACGCCCCGCTGTACGACGACAAGGGCCAGCGCCTCTCGATCACCGTCTATGGCCCGGGCACCAAGGTTTATCAGCGCGCCCAGTCGCGCCAGCAGAACCTGCTGGTCGACAAGATCAAGAAGCGCGGGAAAATGGACCAGAGCGCCGAGGAAAAGCTCGCCGAACAGGCCGAGTTCCTCGCGGCCTGCACGGTCAGCTTCAATCATTTCACCTATCCGCCGGCCGAAGGGCTGGAAGGGGCCGCCCTGTTCCGCAAGGCCTACGAGGATCCCTCGATCGGCTTCATCGCCGCCCAGGTCGCAGCACACATCAATGACTGGGCAAATTTTACGACGAGCTCGGCCGCGAGCTGAGCCTCTACGTCCGGCAACTGGCCTGGCTCGGCACCGCGCCGAAACCGCGCCAGCCTGCGGGCAAGACAACGGAAGAGCCTGACCCGCTGACCCGCCTCCAGCGCATGACGGCGGACGGTATCGTCCCCGACATGCCGCCGATCCGTACGCCATGGATCATCGACACCCTGATGGACATTGGCGCATCCGAACCCGGCGCCATGGGACCGGTGCCGCTGTCCTGGGGCACCATCGCCCAATGGCAGTCGTGTATGGGCGTAGACCTCGCGCCCTGGCTTTGCCGGCTGCTGCGCCGCCTGTCGGTCGAGTTCGTCAGCGAAAGCCAGAAGGCCAAGGACCCCGATTGCCCGGCGCCCTGGACTGCCGTCACTGACGGCACCAATCGCCCCACTGTATCCCGCAAAGTCTCCCAGGCCTTCCGCGCACTGATCAACTCGAAGGAGTGAACCGATGAAAGCCGGCACGCTCGAAATCGAGATGATCACCAACATCGCCCGTCTCCAGAAGGAGATGGCCGACATGAAGCGTGCGGTTGGCGGCGCCATGGGAGACATCGCGGCGACCGCCGGGCGCGCTGACCGGGCCATCGAGGCCGTCGGTACGCGCGGCATGACCCGCATGGGCGGTTCGGCAAAGCTTGCCGGTCACCAGATGCAGAACCTCGTTTACCAGCTGAACGACGTGGTGGTGAGCCTCGCCTCAGGCCAGAAGCCGATGACCGTGTTCATGCAGCAGGGCTCGCAGATCGGGCAGATCGCGATGCAGGCAGGTGTCGGCATCGGCGGCATGGCGCGGGCGGTATTGGGGCTTGCCGCCAGTGCGGCTGCTGCCGCGCTCACCAATCCGTATTTGCTGGCGGCAGCGGCTGCGGCCGGGATCGCCTTCGGCGCGTTCAAGATGTTCCAGTCGAGCGTGAAGCAGTCGGGAGAACTCGACCGCTACGCACAGAGCCTGGGCCTGACCGCCAAGGAGATGGAGAAGCTGGGCCCGGTCGGGATCACGGCCGGCGACGTCATGCGCGGGCTGTGGCGCACGATCAGCGACGGGCTCAACCTCGGCCCGGTCTTTTCCAGCCTCAAGGAATGGGCCGTCTGGGCGTTCCAGAAGGTGCTCGAGGTCGGAAAGATCAGCATTGCGGTGATCTATGCAGGCTGGATTGGCGGGTTCGGGGCGATCCGCGCAGTCTGGCAGGCGCTGCCCGGCGTAATCGGCGAGGCCGCCGTTGGCGCGGCCAATCTTGCCATCAGCGGGATCGAGTATCTCGCCAACAAGGCCATCGCCGCGCTCAACTGGCTGGCAAGCTGGGTCAACCCGGTGCTGGACCGGGTGGGCCTTGCCACCATCAGCCAGATCGAGACCGTCGCCCTGCCACGAATGGAAAACAGCTTTGCCGGGTCAACCGCCCGCATGGGCGCGACGGTGCGGGACGAGTTCACCTCGGCCTTTGGCGACGCGATGGGCATGATGGATGCTTTCTCGGCACAATGGCGCGAGAACACCCTGCAAGCGGCGCGCGATCGGCTCGCTGCCGACGCTGCCGGGATTCGGGCTGATCGTTCGGACCGGGCGGGCCGCGCCGGAACTGGCCGCAACAGCCGCGAAGAAAGCGAAGCCGAGCGCGCCCTGCAGGCTGCGCATGAGTTCGCTGCCAATCTCGCGATGGAAACCGCGAAGATCGGAAAGACCCCGATCGAGATCAAGCGGATGGAAGTCGCCATGGCGGCGCTCAAGGCTCCGACCGATGCCGCACGCATTGCCATTCTGGAAGCCGGCGAAGCCTGGGAACAGGCCACCCGCGCATTCGCCACCTCGGAGTTCCTGCGCCAGACGGTGGCTCCGCTCGAACTGCAGGTCTCGCTGCTCGGCCAGTCGGCGCGCGCACAGGCGCTTGCCAATCTCGAGGCCGAGCGGGAGCAGATCGTGCTCGAACGCGGGGTCGAGGCCTGGGAACGCTATCGCGCCGCGCGCAGCCAGCTGATCGAGCATGATTTTGGCCTGAAGGAACAGGAGCAGTATCTCGATACACTCCAGGAGATGGCCGACCAGACCCAGACGGCCGCCCAAGGCATGGCCGAAGCTTTCGGCAGTGTCGGTGGTGCGATCGGGGCAGTCGCCGCCGAGTTTGCCCGCTATGCCTCTGACCAAGAGGCCGCCACCCGGCGCATTGCCGAGGCCGAGCGCGAATATGGCCGCGCCTCTTTCCAGTATGCTGCTGCGCGTACTGCGCAGGCGGCGGCCGAGATCAACCACTACGGCAATCTCGCCAGCGCCGCGAAGGGCTTCTTCAAGGCAGGGTCCAAGGGGTTCCAGGCGCTGGAAGCGGCAGAGAAGGCTTTTCGGGCCTATGAACTGGCCGTCGCGATCAAGAACGCCGCGGTGAAGATCGGCCTGATCGGCGCGCAGACGACCGCCAAGGTCGCCTCCGACACTGCCATGGCTGCGTCCGATACGGCGCGGGCCGGTGTCGAACAGGGCAACTCGATCATCACCACCGGCATCAAGGCGGTTGAGGCTGTCGTGAACGCGATCCGCTCGCTGCCGTTCCCGCTCAACATCGCGGCCGGCGCGGTTACGGCCGGGGTCATTGCTTCGCTCGGCGTTGCGATCGGCGGGGCCTTTGGCGGTGGTGGACCGAAGCCTGAACCCGCCAACGACGGCACCGGCACCGTGTTCGGCGATGCGGAGGCGAAGTCCGAGAGCATCGCAAAGGCCATCGATCACCTGCGCGAGGTCGACACGCTGACCATGCGCTATTCCGCCGCCATGCTGGCGTCGCTGCGCAGCATCGAGGCCAATATTGGCGGGCTCACCAACCTCATCATCCGCACCAATGGCGCCGAGGATCTCGCTGCCGGTGTGCAGACCGGGTTCAAGCCGACCGGCGTCACCGCCATCCTGGGCGGCGCCATGCAGAAGGTGGGCTCGGTCCTCGACAAGATCCCGGTGATCGGTGGCATCCTGGGCGGTGTCGTGGGCGCGATTGGCAAGCTGATCGGATCGCTGTTCGGCACCAAGACCAGCGTCGTCGGTCAGGGCATTTACGGGGGCGCCCAGTCGCTCGGCGGCATCATGTCAGGCGGGTTCGATGGCCAGTATTACACCGACATCCAGAAAAAGAAGAAGTTCCTCGGGATCACGACCAGCACCCGCTACAGCACGCAATATTCCGAGGCGAGCGCCGAACTGGAGCGTCAGTTCAGCCTGATCTTCACCGGCTTCTATGACGCGATCTCGGCCGCTGCCGGACCGCTGGGTCTGTCGCTGGACGAAGTGCAGGCTCGGCTCGACAGCTTCGTCATCAACATCGGCAAGATCGACCTCAAGGGCCTGACCGGCGCGCAGATCCAGGAGAAGCTGGCGGCCGTGTTCGGCGCTGCGGCCGACAATCTCGCCCGCTACGCCATTGCTGGTCTCGACCAGTTCCAGCAGGTCGGCGAAGGTTATTTCGAGACCCTGATCCGGGTTGCCTCCAGTGTCGAGGCAGTCACCGGCGCCATGACCATGCTCGGCCGGTCTACCAATCTGACGATTGCCGCGTCGATGAACCTGGTCGAGCTGTTTGGCACCGTCAGCGACATGACCGCAGCGACGGGCGAATATTTTGCGCTCTATTACACCGGCACCGAACAGGCCGCCGCGCGCACGGCGCAGATGACCTCTGCGCTCGCCGGCATGGGTCTCGCCATGCCCGATAGCATCGCGGGCTTCCGGGCACTGGTCGAAGCCCAGGACCTCACCACCGAGGCCGGGCGGGCGGCCTATGTCGCGCTGATCCAGTTGGCCCCGGCGTTCGCAGACCTGGTGGGCGCAGCTCAGGATGCGGCCAGCGCGGCTGCCATTGCGGACGAACGCGCCTCGCTCGAGTGGCGTCTGCTGGAACTGCAGGGTGATACGACGGCTCTCCGCGCGCTCGACCTTGACCAGCTTGACGCCTCCAACCGGGCGCTGCAGCAGCAGATCTGGGCGCTCGAGGACCAGCGGCAGGCGGCCGAAGCGGCAGCCAGTGCCGCCGAGAAGCTGCGCTCGGCCTGGGCGGCGATCACCGAAGCCCTGATTGCCGAGATCGAGCGGATCCGGGGCGTGATGGGTACGAAGACCGGCAGCTACGCCGAGGCGCTGGCGAAGTTCAACAATGCCTCCATGCTGGCTCGCAGTGGTGACCAGGAGGCGGCAAAATCACTGCCGGGTCTCAGTCAGGCGTTGCTGTCGCAGGCTGCCGAAACCGCCCGCACCTCAGAAGATTTGGCCCGGCTACAAGGCTTGACGGCGGCCAGCCTCGAGCAGACGCTGGCGATCATCGCACGGGCTGCCGGCACCAGTGTCGACGCAGAAACGACTGCGACCGCATCCAGCGCACCCGGCTGGTGGGACCAGTTCGCCGCCAACCAGATGGGCACGGCGACCATTCCGGCCAATGATGACCAGTCGGCGCTGCTCGATGAGCTGCGGGCACTGCGGCAAGAAGTGGCGGACCTGCGCGGCGAACAGCGCATTGCCTCGGCCGCCATTGCCTCGGGTACCACCAAGACCGCTCGGATCCTCGAGCGGGTGACCCCGGATGGCGACGCCCTGTCGACGAGGACTGCGGCATGAAACTGCTGCGGCCCGTCACGATCACCGACGCCATGCTGACCAGCAGCACCGTGCCTGAAAACGATCATCCGGCCTGGAGTGCCGGCACCGCCTATGTGACCGGTAACCGGGTGATCCTTGCCTCAACCCACCGGCGCTACGAGGCGCTGGCGGCCTCAACCGGGGTCAACCCGGCGACCGATCCAACGAAGTGGCTGGACCTTGGTCCCACCAACCGCTGGGCGATGTTCGATGCGCGGGTCGGCACGGCCAGCACTCGGGTGGCGTCACTCCAGGCCGTGCTGGCGCCGGGTGCGGTTGATGCCGTGGCGCTGATCGACACCGATGCCGAAAGCGCCACCGTCACGCTGACGGTCGATGGCGTCACGAACTACACCAGCACGCAGAGCTTCAACCTCGGCGGCAACGCCATCGACAACTGGTTCTCGTGGTTCTTCGAGCCGATCGGCCGCAAGTCGACGCTGCTGTTTCTCGATGTTCCGGTCTACGCGAACGGCGTCGTCACCGTCACCATCGCCCGCGACAACCCGGCCGACATCGTATCGTGCGGGTCGCTGCTGCTGGGACGTCAGCTCTCGCTGGGCGACACCGAGCACGGCGTGGACATTGGCATCATCGATTACAGCCGCAAGGAGGCCGACCAGTTCGGCGTGATCTCGGTGGTCGAGCGCGCCTTTGCCAAGCGCATGACTGCCCGGGTCGTCATGCCGACCGATGCGGTCGACGACATCCATCGCAACCTTGCAGCGCTTCGCGCCACCCCGGTCCTGTGGATCGGCTCCGAGACCTTCGAAAGCCTGACTGTCTACGGTTTCTACAAGGAGTTCTCGATCGACCTTGCCTACCCGACCGTCAGCTACTGCAGCCTGACCATCGAAGGCCTGACGTAAACCTCCCGAGGGAGTTTCCATGCCAATTACAGCTCTGCCCACGCCGCCGTCCCGGACGGACGCGGCGAACTTCAACGTGCGCGCCGAAGCCTTCCTCGGCGCGCTGCCGACCTTCGTCACCCAGGCCAATGCGCTCGCCACCGAGACAAACGGCTATGCCACGAACGCAGCGGCCAGCGCCACAACCGCTTCAAGCCAAGCGGCGAACGCGGCTGCCAGCGCCGCCAATGCGGCCGCCAGCTACGACGCCTTCGACGATCGCTACCTCGGCTCGAAGGCTGTAAACCCGACCGTCGACAATGACGGCGCAGCCTTGCTGACCGGTGCGTTGCATTGGAATAGCACTGCCGCTGAAATGCGGGTGTGGACCGGGTCTGCATGGGTGGCAGCCTATGTGTCCGCAGGCTCCTACGCTCCTCTTGCGTCGCCGACATTCACCGGTGTCCCGGCTGCACCGACAGCTGCTGTTGGCACCAATTCAACCCAGCTGGCGACGACGGCCTTTGTTTTGGCCCAGGCCTCCGCGACCGCGCCTGTCGCCGATGGCACAGCGGCTGTCGGCACCTCGGTACGATTCGCCCGGGCAGACCATGTCCACCCGACCGATGCCTCGCGTGCGCCGCTCGCCAGCCCGCAGTTTTCCGGCAGTGTAGGCATTGGCATTGCGCCAGCTGCCCCACTTGATGTCGCGGGGCGCGGTCGGTTCCTGCAGGACAGCGCAGCGACCACCGGGGCGATAATCCTGCGGCAGAATGCTGGCGATACGGTCGGTGCGTACATCCAATGGGTGAACAACGCCAATACCGGGGAAAAGGGCTGGATCACCGTGAATACGGCCGGCGACATGATCTTCGGTCCGGCCAGCATCGAACGTCTGCGCATTACGGCGGCCGGCATTATCCAAGACGCTTCGGCTCTGGAACTTGGCTACAAGGACGTTCCGCAGAACGCGAAGACGGCTGCCTATACGCTGGTGCTGGCGGATCGAGGCAAGCACATCAGCATCACCACTGGCGGCATCGTGATCCCGGCCAATGCGTCGGTTGCATTCCCGATCGGCTCGACGATCGTCATCTACAACAATAGCGCTACGGCTCAGACCATCTCGATCACCACCGACACCTTGCGTCAGGCTGGCACTGCCAATACCGGCAGCCGCACGCTCGATGGCTACGGTCTGGCGACCCTGGTCAAGGTCGCGGCGACCACCTGGGTCATCACCGGGGCGGGTCTCAACTGATGGCAGGCGTCCTCATGACCCTGCTGGGCGCTGGCAGCGGCGGGCAGCAGGTCGCGCTGCCGGTCAACTATTACCAGTGGGCCGACAAATACAGCGCGGTCGAGCAGTACGGCGCTGACGGTGGCTACTTCTCCAACCTGTCCGGTGGTAACTTCACGCCTGCCACCTGGCAGGGCCGCACCATCCGTGCGCTGGTTCACAGCTACGATCTGTATGCCGGCACCTCGACCACGCTCATCGGAATCGACGGTTACAATGCGACGCCGGCCCCGCAGCGCCTGCGGATCAACGGGACTCAGTTCACGCTGGGTACGGGCTCCGTCTCCTGGCTCACCAACGTCACCGGGATCACGTTCAGCCCGTCGCCGACCAACAACATCAACTGGACTTCGCACGGTCTGGCCGTTGGCGATCCGGTCCAGTTCTATTGCACCGGTGGCATGCCCACCGGGATCACGGCGTTCACCATCTACTTCGTGCAGTCCGTAGTGAGCGCGAGTGCGTTCAAGATTGCAGCCACCCTGGGTGGCGCGGCGATCAGGCCCAGTCGGCCCGAAGCTGCGATTTTGGCCATGTTGAAGAACAAAGATTGA